CTCATATCAATAGTAGTTCATATAAACATGAGATAGGCGCACTCACTGGTAGTGGCGCTAACGTTTACACAGATGGACTCATGGCTCTCCCAATATTAGTTGACGGCGCTGCACTTGATGCTACCAGCTTCGGTGAATTAGACGACGGATTTTGGAACCCGATTGAGTTTGACGCGACTACAATAACAGATGCAGCGCCAACTGTTACATTTATTGGCACGAATACAGACAATACAAATAACAATAGCGTTTACACGTTTTCAAGTGAAAGCATCGGCACTGCTCATGCCAATCGCCAAGTTATCTTAGCGATTAATGGCAAGCGTTCTGCGGGGGCTGGATTAGCTGTTAGTAGTTGCACAATCGGCGGCGTCGCGGCTCGTGTACTTGTTGAAGAAGATAGTATTGATGCTCAGTTATCGGCTTTTGTAATTGCTAATGTTCCTTCGGGTACAACTGGTGACATTGTTATTACGTTTAATTCAAACTCAGAAACTTGTGCTATCGGTGTTTATACAACTGTTATTGAAAACCCTGTTATCTGGGCAACAGCTCAAGACAGTGGTTCAACAACACTGGTCAGTGCGACACTCAATACTCCGACTAGCAATGGCTTTGCATTAGCTTGCGTTACTCAGACTGATGGCGGCAATGATGCAGCAGTTACATTCTCTGGTGTTACAGAAGACGCTGACTTGTCATACGACACTTCACAGGGCTTTGCTGTTGGTTCGGCGACTGTATCAAGCGGCAGTCTTGCTATATCAGGTGTTATTAACACTAACGGCAATAACAACAGGGCATTATCTTGCATTCATGTATCAGGACGAGACGGATTTGGTCCCAACGGCTTCCAGTTGGACTTTGCAGATAGTTCAGACTTTGGTAAGGATACAGCTACGACCGCAACACCAACGGCAAGCACTTCGGGGGCTTGGGCTGGTGACACAGGTAATACAACATTTAGCGGTGACGATCTTGACCACGGTGCTGCAACTTCCATCTACGCAGCAGAAGAGCTGACCGGAGACTTTGAGGTTACAGGCATACAAGTAGACAACGCCACAGGTTTCCGTTTTGCTGTTTATGATGCTGCGGAACAGGGTACGTTCAACTCTGCTGATGCAGATGGCGGTCTAAAGTCCATGACTAACTCGGCAATGATCGATGGTGGGAATAACAACTACTACAGCGGCAGCACGAATGATAGCGGTTCACCAAATGCGGATTTCTCAAACGGAACAACTGCCACCATCAAACGTGTCGGATCAACGATCTTAGCTATTGACGCAGCGGATGGAACTATCAAACACACATTCTCGGCTGCATGGTCTGGCACGACGAACATCATGTTTGGTAACACGAATACAAACTTCGATGATATTTCGTGGACCGACGAAAGTGTTGGCGTTATCGGTAATGACTTCACAGCCAACAACTTCACCGCATCCGATCAACTAGAAGACACGCCAACTGATAGTGCTGATGATGGAATTGGTAATTTTGCAACGCTTAATCCTAACGACGTTACGACTAACACAATCACACTGTCAGAAGGGAATACAAAGTGGGTTTCCCCGTCTGGGTTAACTGATGGTGGTATTCGATCTACTATCTGGTTTAAGGGCGATCAGCATGTAGAGTTTGAAGTTACTGTCGATAATAAAGCCACTAACTATTGTCAACTCGGTTTTGCTAATGCAGACGCAAACTTAAACGACGCCACTGGCATTGCTCCGAACTATTGGGTGTATGATGCACAACAGGGTGCAATATACATTGATGATGTTGCGGATCAGACAGGGGTTGGCTCTGTGACTAATGGCGATGTAATCGGCGTCAAGTATAACAACGGCACACTACAATTCTTTGATGACAGCGGCACCCAGATCGGATCAGACGTAACGGGTATTAGTACGACAGAGTGGTTCTCTCCGAGTTTAAGGTCTGTTAATGCGCAGCACACTATGACGTGCAACTTTGGCCAGCGCCCCTTTGCTAACACGGCATTGACGCAAGCCAACGCACTAGCAACCCAGAACCTACCAGACACACACCCGCTCTACACAGGTACAGCGGCACAGTATCGGGCTGGTGCAACTATCCAATCCATTGCTCTTACTGGGAATAGTGGTGGCAATACGAATTACACCTTTAGATCACAGATACCGTCGTCAGCGGTAGCAACTCAAAGTTTCACTAAAGTACGTATAAAGATGGAAGCATCTACAGCGGGTGACATTGATATCGACGCGATTTACATCGACGCTAAAGCAACAAGTGGTAATGCTTGGGACTACCAAGGCACTCAAGTTGCACTTACGTTGAACGGTGATGGAGCATTTAACATTCCTACTGGTGGCTCTGTATGGAGCGACTGGGTTGAGTTGTCTGATAATGGTGCTGATGGCTTTGTTGTCGGCTTTGATATTGGAGCAAGCAACGGTGATCTCAGGTACACACCAAGTGGCTCAGGTTACTCATGGCACATCAAAGCCTCGACAGATGCTGCATCAGTAACAGCCCCCGCTGGTTTATCAACAACAGCTAGTTACTGCGCCTTAGTGACGGCAATAGAGGTGCAGTAACAATGATCGCTGAATCCATGGCCGCATTTGCCTTAGTTAAAGGCACAATAGATGCAGTAAAAGCGGCTGTCGATACTGCTCAAGACGTACAGGGTATTAGCTCTGGACTTGATGCGCTGTTTCATCATCGTGATGCGGCTGCGAGAGAACTGAAGAAGAAACAGAAGACATCTAAGCCTAAGTCAAAACTGCATTCGTTCTTTAGTAAGAAGACAGGCGAAGACGAGGAAGATGAGCTAAGCGTCGGTGCTGTTGCCGCAATGGTTCTGGAGCAGAAGAAGATCGACAGGGACATACTTAACCTTGGGATTAGGATCGACAACAAGTTCGGCGAAGGTACGTGGGATGAGATCATACAAACAAGAGATAACCTGCTTGAAGAGCGTAAAGAAAAACGTAAGAAGGCGAAAGAAGCTGCCGCTGCACAAGCGTTAGAAGATGAAGCGTTTTACGATAAAATTATTAGGTGCATTATTGAGGCTGGTAAGCTGATAGGCGTTCTTGCGGCGGCAATTATTGCTGGTGCTGTCATCTGGATGAATAGAGCAGGAGCGAATGTCTGATGGAGCTTGGCACACGAGAACTTGTCCAGTTTGTAAGCCTCGTTGCCACATTGGCCGGGGCATTTGCTGTTGTGAAGTCACAGCTTTCGCGTGTCATTGAAGACCTAAAAGCTATTCAAAAAGAAATGGAAACCATTAATACGAGGCTTGATACTATTGAGAGTGGATCGGCGGTGTTTAAACATCAAGTAGGCGTACTAGGTCATATACTATCACCAGCCAACCTCGACAAACAATCAAGAGAAATTGCAGAAGTTAAGAAAGAATTAACGCATTTAAGAGAAGCTTCTGATAGAATGTATAAAATGCACAATGGAAAACATGGACCAATAACATGAGCAAACCCGGACTATACGCAAACATTAATCGTCGCAAACGGCTTGGCCTTTCCCGGCCCAAGTCTAAGTCTACTATTACAGGTAAAGCTTATGCCAATATGAAAGCTGGGTTCCCTAAATCGAAGAATAAGGAGAAGAAAGATGCCTAAAGTCGGTGGTAAGAGTTACGGATACAGTGCTAAAGGTATAGCGGCGGCAAAGAAAGCTAGCGCAAAAACTGGCAAGCCTATGAAGATGGCTAAGAAAAAATGAACGACAAGATTATAGCAGATGCGGCGGTTCTTATTCCCGCCGTGTCTGTTACTTGGCTCGATATGTTTGACGGGACACTTAGCATTGCAGTGGGCATTGTGACGCTCATTGCTGTGTTAATTAGGTTGAAGATCGTGTGGGCTGAGTGGAAGTCTAAAAGAAAATGAAATACGTCTGCGCGATAATCGTCTTTTTATTTGGCTTAATTTTGTGTGCTGTCGCAAACGCGCAATCGCAATGTGCACAGGGGCCGCTGGCTAAATATGAGACTTGGCGTGAGGACACGATACGGCGCAATTCAAATCAGTTACTGGAGCGCGTCTTGGAAAACGGTAAGGCCCAAGCCTTTGTTTCTGCATACAATGAAACGCCGCCACAGTCTCAAAGGGTAGCAGATAAAGTTGCAATATGGTATTTTCCACAGGCACCTTGGATGCTGGTTGTTTGGATTTCTGGGGACTGCATCGATAATACAGAAAAGATTCCGGTTCAAGTAATGGCCGCGCTACTTCAAGGGGTGCCATACGGTCCGGCGCAAAAAATTTAGGGAGACTGGGCATGGCTCACGCCATTGACGAAGCTCTAAGAAAATACGCCAATACTGAAGAGCAGTGGAACAAGTACATAGCTTGGTGTGTACACGGGTCTAGAACAGCGGCGGCTGAACACACAGAATGGTCAGCGTCAGCAATCCAACGAGCCAAACAAGCTATCCAAAGAAACGCAGCGCAACATGGTTATGCACCAGAACACGGCTGGCTTAACGAAACTCCTGTAGGTTTTAAGTTAACTGGTACTTCTACCTTGCGTGATATGCAGACTGGCGAGGCCAAGCTGGTTTGGGAGAAGACAACCAGAGATGCCCAAGAGCAAGAGATGGCTATCAGAGTGGCTGTACAGGCCATGTCAGAGGACATTCCTCGCGCTACTCCAATCAAAGCCCCAAAACAAACAACTGAAGACTTATTAAGTTTATATGTCATTACGGATTACCATCACGGTATGCGAGCTTGGGCCAGAGAAACAAAGCAAGATGATTGGGATCTAAATATTAGTGAGGCTCTGTTAGTTAAGGCATTTGGAACAATGATGAGTATGGCCCCCGATAGTAAAGTCGGATTCATATGCCAGCTTGGAGACTTCCTACACACAGACTTCCCTGCTTTCGTTGCTGCGACACAATCAGGTCATATCTTGGACAGTGATGGACGCGCAGAAAAAGTTATTGAAACAGCCATCAAAGCATTGCGCCAGATCGTGGACATGGCGTTAACAAAACATGAAGAAGTCGTTGTCCTAATGGCAGAGGGCAATCACGATCTTACATCTAGTGTGTGGCTTAGATCACTATTTGGTGCGCTATACGAGAATGAACCACGTATAACTGTCGAGAAGTCACCACTGCCGTACTATGAATACAAGCATGGATCGACAGCCTTGTTCTTTCACCACGGTCATTTAAAGAAGCTACCGCAAGTGCCGGGAGTATTTGCAGCGCAGTTTCCTGAGACTTGGGGTGGCACAAAATACCGTTACGCACACACCGGGCATTATCACCACAAGATTAAGATGGAAGAGAAAGAGGACATGGGTTGCACCGTGACGCAACACAGAACGCTCACAGCCAAGGACAGTTACTCTGCTCGCGGCGGGTATTTCTCAGAACGAAAAGCCGAATGCGTTACATATCATAAAGACTATGGTATTGTTTCGACCGTTAACGTAACACCAGAGATGTGTGAGTAATAGCACAACTGACAGAGGTACAAAATGATTAGTCTTATAGGTTCTCTCTTAGGTTTTGGCACGTCGTTTCTCCCTAAAGTCATGGAGTATTTCCAAGACAAGCAGGACAAGGCGCATGAGCTACAGCTTATGGATAAACAACTGGAGCAACAAATCCAGATCGGCAACCAGAAGCTAGACATGGTTCACGTTGAGGCAGACATTCGTGAGACTGAGGCACTGCTTAAAAGTCAAACATCTCTTACGAAACAATCGTCACAATGGATCACCGACTTAGCTGCTAGTGTGCGCCCGTTTATTACGTATCTTCTCTTTATAGAATTTATGGCGCTGACATTGTTGCTGGCGTTCGGGTACATCGATAACGAGATGTATTCGCTGGTCTGGTCAGATGAGATCGTCGGCATCTGGGCGGCAGTAATTTCATTTTGGTTTGGATCACGCACTTTTAATCGAAAGCAACAGACGTGAGGACAGGAGAAGTTGGTGTTGAACTCATTAAGAAATATGAAGGCTTCTCTGCTAGACCGTACTTATGTCCTGCTAATGTACCTACCATTGGTTTCGGTAGCACTCGCTGGTTTGATGGTTATCGCATTACTATGGATAGCCGCACAATTAGTAGAGACGACGCTACGCGCTTGCTCCAGATGGAGTTGCATCACATTGAGTCGGCTGTTCCCCGGCTCATTAAAGCTCCACTTACTCAAAACCAATTTGATGCGCTCGCGTCATTCACCTTCAATCTAGGCTCAGGCCGCTTACAATCATCCACTTTGCGGGCCAAAATAAATAGGCTAGACTATGAGGGAGCGGCAGATGAGTTTCCCAAATGGCGTAAGGCAGGGGGAAAGGTGCTTGCCGGATTAGTCAAACGTAGAGCGGAGGAGAGAATGATATGGATGACAACGTAGTAAAGTTTCCAGCCGACATAACTGCTGATGAAATACTAGAAGGCTCCAAAGGGCTTTACGAATCTTGCATGATTGTTGGCTGGGATCACGAAGGAAGCCTCTATATGCGAGGCAACCTACATGACAGCGCAAACATAATGCTGTTACTTGAGCTTGCCAAATTTACGTACCTGCAAGAGGCGTTTGGCGAGGATTATTCTGTGCATTGATGATCCTTGCGTAGACCGCGTAGACGTTCTCCGGCCCTTTATAGCCGCCGTCTGCTTTGACCACAACCAACTGTCGAGCCGTCCAACTAATCGCCTCACAAGGCAAACAAAGTTTGATGTCCAAAACCATGTCATTCCCAAAGCCCTTTTAAAAATTGCCAGAACGTGACTGGTGGCTCGACTAACATATAGTCAATAGAGCCGTCGTCATAGCGTGTCCAAATTTCCATTGGATGTTTCATTTTTTTACGATCTCCAGTTCATATCCTAAAATAGACAGCACCGCTTCTAGCTTCTGCCATGGCTGACTACGATGGTTAAACGGACGAGCGTTGCGGTATGCCGATAGAAGCTGCGAGGAAATGTTTGCTGTTTCAGCTATTTCTCTTGCGGTGCGCGGATCTTCGTTGATAATCTCGTCAATGATCTTTGAGATTTCGTTAGTCATCTTGATTTACTTTCAGCCATGCGCCTTGCCCACTCTTCGTCTGCCAGTTGATAAGTGTGTTTATTCTTCTCGCCTTCTCGTTGGACACTGCTTGGCCATCCTGTTCGCTGTTCACGAGCGCGAGCCGCTGCACCCTCCATAGCTTTGCGTCGTTGTCCCGGCGTTAAAGCTGCCATTCCAGACCCATTCCACACGTATTTGTCTGGCATCCGTTGACCTTTGATCATTGTTTATTCCTCACTGGCAAATCTTGTGGCTCGCAGTATTTGTAGCCACACTCTTGGTATTCAACCATGTGTCGGTTGACCCCATCGTAGATAACCATGCAAGCAAGCACTGCAAAAGTTAATGCTCCAGCGCTAAACAATAATTTATTCATCGTCTTCTCCCCTGTAATATCCATTTCGACTATACCACCGCTCCATCTCGCCCAGAAGCTTGTCATAGGTATTGAGATGAATGTCCTTGCCGTTACGCAGACGGAAAATCAGGTTAGGATTCCCCGTCACACGCAACCCAAGCTTGGTAGCAGTGAGACGATCCTTCTGAGATGGCCTTCCAGCCACCTTCAGAAAGTCGTTTACGTCTTTTACCAACTGGCTTTTAAGAGACATCAGAACGGTATGTCATCGTTGAATTTATCTTCTTCCGCCGTAGAAGCGCCCAGCAATAAACGGCCAGCACTAGGAGGAATTTCCTCACGCATTACCCAAGCGTACCATGCGTCTGCCGTCTGCATAGGCTCATGTCCCTCAATGCAAGACTTGGCAATGGCAATGCGTGTAATGGTATCGTCTCTAGAACCACCTTGATTGGGCTGGGGTGACGCAGTTTGGGCAGGTTGTGGCGCTGGCCCAGAGCTTTGGACATTGCCGCCTTTGCCCGGAGACTTAATGGTGTAGTAGGTCTTACCTTCCCAGTCACGAGCATCACACACAGCGGAATAAGTGCCGCCCTCTTGAAACAACTGCTTGTCTGAAGGCCAATAGGAAACCCATTCTCCCGTTTGAGTTTTAATAGAACCAGTCTTCTTCCCCGGCTTTGGGTCATAAAGATTGGCAATGGTAAAGTTAAGGGTAGTCATGTCAGTATCTCCTGTTTTTCTGACTTCAATGATCTCAGCACCGGGAAAGTATTTCTGGACTTCACTGAGAAATTCTTTAGGCGTCATTAAATTGCGAACAGAAAGGCGCTGCGGTGCAGTAGTTTTCGCAACGCATCTTCTCCCCCGGACGAAACTCAATATAACAGCCTTTCTTTAGCTTACCTTCTGTGGTGTGGCCTTTAGCTTCGGCGTAACCCATTAGGTCTTCTTCGCTATTCTCTAACTTAATGGCAGAGATGCGCCCTTCTTTCATTAAGGCGTACTTGGATGGCTTTTCCCACTGGTCATCAGGACTGCACAATGGCAACTCAATGCGAGCTTGCTGGTGCAGGTAAACTCTTTCCTCAATAAACGATTGGCACTCAGCGTCCGTCCAAAGGGGCGCGTCAATAATGCCAATAGAATGCTGGGGGTAATCTCGCTCACCTTTAGCTTTAGTCTTAGACCAATCTCTGTAAATAGCGCAGATCTTAACGCCATCAACTTTAAGGCCGTCTTTACGACAGAGCCATGCCAAAATATTTAACTGCTGGATCTTCTCAGGCTTTAGCCCGTTGAGCGTTTCCCAGACTGAAGTAAACTTATGGTCATAGACAATGTTGTTTTCCCACAAGTCTAGCTGGCCTGATATCGTCCAGCCACCTACCTCTTGAAACATACGGCGCTCAATAACACGATCACCTTCACGATCTGTTACGCGCTCCAACACAGTGTGAATAGCTTGCCCCATCAAAGAGAACGAACGGTCTGCGGCGTCCTCTTCTAATTCATCCTTATGTGTAGCGTTAAGAGCTACCATGCGAGGCGGTGCAATCAGGCGAGTGACAGAGATGTCAGATGCACCTGCGTTGTATGGATCGTTTTCCACGGCGTCTACGAGGTGCCATGGCAAGTTTAACTTATTAGTAATCTTCATTGTTTTATCCCCATCTCATCAACAAGTTCCATGAGCGCGGCAACAATAGCGTCTTTTTCTGGCAACAATAGCTCAGGACGATCTTGTTGAAACGCAATCAGAACAGACGTAATTTCTACAAAGTCATGCACTGCCATTTCCGCAGCTATAACTTCCATTTGCTCTTCTGAAAATTCAAGCATTGCGATATGCCGCCATAACGTGCTCGCGAACCAAGTCTTCCGCTGGCACAGGCTTAAAGCTTGCCCATGGGAATATCGCAATCTTACGAAGGTCTACTGGTTCATTGTCAAAGTTAGTGATTTCTAGCTCATCAATTTCACCAGATACTATGTTGGCTCTGACGTTAAAAGTAACGCCTTCAGTCATTGGAAAGTGTGTATCAATAATCATTTTAATCTCCCTTGTTTGTTACTACCCAAGAACCCCAGCCACCGTTTCCGGCTCTGGGGAGGGGAGGTCTGGCACCTCGGCTTGTTGGGGATGCGATCCCCTGCGTTGTTGAGGTAGGCAGGGCGCTTATTGCGCCGCTGCCTTTTCCAGTTCTGCGCGATACAATTCTAAACAAAGGACGCGCCGTTGAATGAAATTATTCCATTGCCCAACAACATCCTTTCCAAACCGATCTTCAATTTGTTCAATCTGCTCTGGTGAAAGGGTGTTCATGTGTTCTTGAATATTAGTTGTCATTGTAGTCTCCCTTTTTAGTAAAAAATTGCTGTAAAGATTTTCCCTTTTAACAACATCATCATATCACACGAGATAGTATTGTCAAGTTTTTATTTATCCCTTGTATCTCATAGGATTTTAATGTAGCATTATCCTGAGCGAAACCAAGGGGTTTAGCAATATGATTCGTGATAAGCGTCATTTGGATTTTATTCGCAGTCTGGAATGTGTGCTATGTGCCAGCCCATATGTTGAGGCTGCACATCTGCGCATGGGAACAGACGGCGGGATGGGAATGAAGCCATCCGATTCATTTTCGCTGCCTTTATGCTCCGCTCATCATCGTTGTCAGCACCATATTAGTGAGCCGAAATTCTGGGAAGAGTGGGAGCCTCACGCACTGGCAGAAAAGCTATGGTTAGCGTCTGGAAGTTATGACGAAGCCATTAGCCACATTGAAAAAGCAAGGGAAGAATTTAATGCTAGACGCAAACAAGTTGAGTCAGGAACTTTCGGAGAGGGGGAAGACTTTAGCTTCAGCCCAATCAAGCTATAAGCAGTTAGAGGACAGTGAGAAGTCTATCTTAGCTGAGTACACTCAGAGAGCAAAGCATAACGGGGCAAAATCTATTGCAGAAGCAGAGATGACAGCCCGCGCTGCTACCGAATACAGGGAATTTCTAGACGAAAAAGCGAAACACCGTGGTGCGTATCTCATAGCGCAAGTAAACTATGACACTATGAAAGTGTACATAGATATGCTGAGATCTAATCAGTCGTTTGAAAAAGCACAGATGGGGATGATTTGATGGAAAAGCAGTGTTCAAAATGTAACGTAATTAAGCCAGCCGACGAATTTCACAAAGAAAGCCGCAGACCCGACGGCCTTCAGCGGTATTGCAAGCACTGCAAAAGTGAAAACGATAAAACAAGAACCCATAAACTTCGCGCTTACGCTAAAGAGAACCCCGTTCGTAGAAGAGCGCATCACGCAGTAAAAAATGCAATCAGATCGGGTGCCATGGTGGCTCTAGAAAATTGCTCAGAATGCGGAACAAAAGCACGCCTTGATGGACATCACGATGATTATGCCAAGCCGTTAAGTGTTAGATGGTTGTGCCGGGGTTGTCATCAGAGATGGCACTCTGAAAACGAGGTGCTTAATGGGTAAGATGAGCAGAGATAAGGGCGCTCGCGTCGAACGAGAAATCGTCAACTGCCACAAGGAAGCTGGCGTTCACGCTGAAAGATATGACGCCCGCCGTGGGCAATTCGGTGCAGAACGGTCATACGACATTGACGTATACTGGCAAGGCAAAGACAAGGCTCCGTTGTGTGGTGAGATTAAAGCACGAAAGAAATTCCCTGACTGGCTAACAGGATACCTTGCCGACAACGATTTTCTTGTGTTAAGGGAGAACGGAAGGCAACCGCTCTACGTGGTGCCACATGAAGTATGGATAAGGCTATTAAAAAATGAACAGACTTGAGTGCCTAGAGACAGCGATAGAGTGCGTGTGTGGCGACAGGGCAGAAGCATACGGTAATGTCGAGGACAACTTTAAAACTGTTGCTGCTTTATGGTCAGATTATTTAGGCGTTGATGTATGGGAGCGAGACGTAGCGGCACTGATGATTTTATTGAAAGTGGCAAGGGTTAAGGCTGGCAAGAAAAACGACAATTGGGTTGATATCGCTGGATACGCCGCTTGCGGTTCAGAACTTGATCAGGTACAATCTTAATTGTGGCTTACTCCCTTTTGCCACTTGAAGCGGTTGAGCAAGGTTTTATCCCTTTTCCTTTGCTCCCGCTTCTTTTTTTTGATATATAAGTAGTGCGGCGAAAAAAGCGGTAGGTAGCTCCTATCGTCGGCTTCGCTCTCCGGCCCGTCGCGCCTTTATTTGGAGAGCATAATAGGAGAGTTGATATGGCCAGTAAATTTGGCGTCGTTCCAACACTAGCAATCCTTGATAAAGATATTACCAACGCAGAGTTGCGAGTACTCGCATTGCTGTGTTCTTACGCCGATAAAAATGGTGAATGTTTTCCAAGCCAGCAAACGATGGCGGAACAACTTAACGTAAGGCGGGACGATCTTAACAAGAGACTTCGTTTAATTGAACAAAAGGGGTGGGTTACTTCCAGCCGCAGATTCCGGCAAGACGGTTCCGAAAGAGCCAAGCTTTATTGTGTTATGCATGACTTTGGAGGGGAGGGGTCTGAGACCCACAGGGGGGAGGGGTCTAGCACCCACGGGGAGGAGGGGTCTGAGACCCACACAGAACACACCACTATTAAACAAACCACTAATCAACAAATATATACTGCCGATATTGATGTTACGGTTGATAAAACAGAAAACAACCTACCGGCAGATACCACCCACGAATGGGATCTTGACGCATTTGAGATCTGGTGGTCAGCATTCCCAAACCAGTTTCAGAAAAAGAAAGCCAAGCAAGCTTACATGGTGGCAATGCGTAAGACTGATTGCGCCACCTTGCTCAGGGGCGCTGAGGAATATGCTCGACAAAACAAAACAACATCGACAGAGTACATTAAACGTCCAGAGAATTGGCTCAAAGAAGAAATGTGGGATGACTACCAACCTCAGCCAAAAGCCAAGTATTTGTGGGATGGAAATGTTGTAGAAGTGACGCCAGATGTTGCGGCACAGTTTAACATGACGAAAATAAAGGGATGAACGATGGAAATCACAGAACTGAAGGCACGACTCAATGACCGTGTTGAGGCCGTGTGCGATATACTTTTACCTGCCGGAAAACGTAACGCCAAACAGTACGAGGTTGGCTCTATTAATGGTGAGACTGGTAAGTCGTTAAAGGTTTGTTTGTCCGGCGATAAGAAAGGCGTCTGGTCTGACTTTGCCAGTGGTGAAGGCGGTGACCTAATTGACCTTTGGAAGTCAGCGCGGGGCCAGACAATGGTAGAGGCCTTGGACGATATATCAGATTATCTTGGGGTCACCAGAAATGAACCCATGGCACCGAAAAAACAGACCTTCACATTGCCGGATAAGCCTCAATGTTCTGCGCCAAAAGGTGCCGTTCTTGAATACCTTACAGGCAGAGGTCTGACAGAGAAATCGATCAGCGCGTACAAGGTTGGTGAATGTGGCAACAATATGTTCTTCCCGTTTATTTGGGGCAACGATGCTGCACTAATCAAAGTCAGAGAAGCCATCGACGGAGGCAAACCAAAACCTACATCATCAGGCTGTAGACCAGTGCTTTTCGGGTGGCAAGCCATCCAAGATTCTGATAGAATAGTGACAATATGTGAGGGTGAAATTGACGCCCTTTCCCTTTATGAATATGGCTATCCTGCTTTGTCTGTCCCGTTTGGTGGCGGCACAGGCGCGAAGCAGCAATGGATTGAACATGAATTTCACAACCTTGACCGATTTGAAACAATATTTATCTGCATGGACACTGACCAAGTGGGTCAGGCGGCAGCTAGTGAAATTGTTGAAAGGCTTGGTAGGCACAGATGCAAAATTGTGCAGTTGCCAGAAAAAGACGCCAACGGATGCCTCGTTGCGTCCTGTCCCAAGGCGGAAATAGATGAGTGTTTTGCCCATGCCAGTCATGAAGATCCAGACGAACTGGTTTCAGCGTCTGAGTTCTTTGATTCAGTCAATGAGATTTTCAGACCAACTGACAAGGCGGCAGAGGGCTATACCGTCCCGTGGGACGATCTAAGAAACAAGCTTAAATTTCGCCCGCACGAATTGACGTTATGGACGGGGGCCAGTGGTGCCGGGAAATCTCAGGTTTTATCCCATGCCATTGTTGATATGATGCACCAAGACGCCAAGGTTTGTCTTGCCAGCTTGGAAATGGTCCCGCATCAATCTCTCAAGCGCATGGTTAAGCAGTTAGGCAATGTTGATGTGCCAACTGAACCTTTTCTGCGAGCCTGTATGGATTGGATGAGCGGTAAGTTGTGGCTGTACAATTTTGTGGGACGCGCCTCAATTGACGTTTTACTAGACGGTTTTGAGTATGCCAGAAAACGATACGGAATTGATACGTTTGTGATTGATTCGTTTATGCGTCTGGGCGTTGGCGTTGATGACTACAGGGCGCAAGACAATGCGATTTTTCGGTTAACGGATTGGGCGGTTTCTAGGCCTGTTCATCTTCACCTTGTGGCCCATGCCAGAAAGGCTGGCGATTCAAGGGATGTTCCTGATACTGAATCAGTCAAAGGCACCAGTGAAATTGGCGCAAATGCTTTCAATATAATTGGCGTTTGGCGTGATCGTGATCTGGAGGACAAAAAAGCAGTTGCCAGAATATCTGGCGATTTAGATTTATTGGCACAAATTGGCGATTTAGCGGGCGTGACTCTGAACGTGACAAAACAACGTAATGGCGATTTTGAGGGCAAGCGCAAGGTTCACTTCAATAATGAAACCTATCGATATTCGTCCAACAAAATAGACAACCGTCGATACGTCGATTTTGACAGGGATAGAGAGCCAAGTGACACTTTGGGGTAGGGTAGGTAGGGCAATGGGCAAGTTAGGCACTCAGGCACGAAAAAACGGGGCCATTACAGCCCCGCTTATCCCTTTCATCTTAAATGTTGCTGGTATCAAAACTCACTTCGATTTCGATAGGATCATAAGCAAAGGCGTTATTGAAACAATCTAGAATTGCATACAAATCGTCATGGTCAATTATAAGACCGTCCAATTTAAAGCTTAAAGCTTTTGAGCGTGTTTCGCCATTGCCAGTATAGCCCTCAATTTTTACATTGTGATATGTCATTTTTTGCACTCCTGCTCGTGGGCAATGCGCCCGAATTTAATGATATATTCAGCGGTCTGTTTTCTAATACCGTAATATTCTGCAAAGCATTCAACGGTTAAAAAATTATTGAACCAATCGCGAAACATTTCAGCGGTTTTTTCTTTGGTATATGTCATTTTTTGCACTCCTTTTCGTGATCATTTTGATATGTTTGCCAATCGTGCGACAAGACAAAATCCAAACCTGTTATTTGTTCCATCTCACTCATTTCTTTTTCCGCCTCCTCTAATGTGGGCGCATAAATTTCGAGATAGTTTTGAGTATCAAAAACCCACAATTTGTTCATTGTTTTCCCTTTCATTGCTTAATATGCGTCTATGATAACGTGATCCGAAACCAACCCCTTTATCTTGAAGCTTGTCGCAAATATCGCGAATTGTATCGCGTGATCTTATGACCTGGTCACAAGACCCAAGTACTTGATCGGCATAAGACATAAAATCAACGCGCCCTTGAAACGCATTGATTTCATGCAAGCCCTTGCCCGCGACATAAGTCGCAATATAAATATTTCTCATAGCATTCCCTTTCTACTTTGCAATTCAACTACATAGGCGTCGAATTCCGCCCACAATTTAAGCGCATATTGCGCATTATGCCCGCGAGTGTCTTGAAAGCTTGGATTCGCATCCCATGCCGATTTAATGTCTTGTATTGCAAACCTTAAAACGTCGGCTGGCTTATGCTTGGCCGATTCAGTGTATTTTGCTAGTAAACTCATAACATTCCCTTTCATTGTGAAGCTTAAGCGCTTCCCCTTGCCCGCGCTTGCACGCGAGCAATTCGAAAAAGCTTAAACTACAAACCCGCTCGTATCATTGCGGGCTTTGCCCTTTGCTTTTAAACCAACAACAACGCCCTTTTGATCACCGGGCCTCCAATCCGATTCATCACCGTTAATGACCGGAAAGCCTTGCCATGACGTGGGCAAGCCCTTCGCAAATACGACAGCAACGTTCCCGCCCGCTTTTAAAACTTCAACGCAATCTAGATCGTTGGATTCCGTTCGGGAAAAAGTGATATTATAACGCGGATTTATGGCTCGCTTTTTAATCTTAGTATAATCATACGCAACAACGCCCAAGCGCTCGCAATATTCTATGACGGTTTCGCCTTCATGCTTTACGCGCTCCCAAGGTATATCGCTTGTCGCATTTAAACGGATTCCAGAAATCAACCCTTGTTTGTTCGCCCGCAATGCAAGCCAGAATATGTCCTCAAATAGTAATGTGAGAAATGCTTCGCGTTGTTCAAAGTAAAGCTTTGTTTTCGCGATTCGGGCGCGAGCTTTACCTGCCATATAAACCGGGTTGCCAGCGGTATGTAAACACGCATCAACGCAACCCGGCGATGACCCGGCGCAAACATTAAAGCCAGATAAATTTGCTGGCGCTAAATGCAAGGGCGATGTCATAACGCCCTTTTTCATGTTTTTTAAGACTTTCGGATTGCTATCGGGCTTAGATAATAAAAACGGGCGGCTTTTGACGTTAACGCCGTGATTAGTCGCAATTGCTTTTGCTTGTGATAATAACATAACTTTCCCTTTCTAAGATTAATCGTCTAACCATTGGTTAAATGTTTTCGGGTATTCGGAAAAACCCACGCATTCTACGTATATTCTATAGCGATCCCAAACGCGCTGCGGGGCGTCTTTATAGGTTGATTTTTGAAGCATTAAAAACCGTCGCATCGAAGCATTCGTCTTAAACATAACTTTCCCTTTCTACATTGATGTTAATCATATCGACAAACGGGGGACCATTGCCCCCCGGCTTGCGCGATATAATCAAAGACTGTCCACGTATGCTTGGGCTTGTGAGAGTGAACCGTAACATTTAATGGGCCTTCCAGTATGCCAAACAACGAAAGTATTTTTGTTACGGGTTTCAATAAAAACCGTTTTCATGTTTCGTAAACTATTGCGTAAACTATTCATTTTTAAGCCCCTATAAAAGAAAAGAAAAGAATGAAACCATACCAAAAAGCCCCCATGAGGACAGCCCCCATCCCGATCTCGCAATATTTCTTAATCATTGGCTTGCTTCCCATGCATCGTCTGGCAAACAACTATCTTCGCGGTCGATTGGGTCAAGTAATTCTTCAAAATTACATTCAAGGGCGTCTACATAAACATCAACGTTTGGGTGCCAAGCGCTTATTTCCAAAAGGTCTGCGCAAAATATAAACTTTTCATCTGTTGCGTCATATTCTTGAGCGTTTTTAAGAGTGGATAACATTTTTACTTTATCAGTATATAGCATGTGATTAATCCCTTTAAATATCGTTATTGATTGCGGTAAAACTAACAAGCTTAGATTGGCGCTTTAAGTTTTCCCTTAACGCCAACGCCTCAAACCGGTCATAAGTTATATGCTTTTTATCTTGTCTTATAAAACCCCCGCCAACGGCGCTACAATCATGTAGCATTTCTTCAATTAACTCATATTTCGTCATGTGATAAATCCCTTGTTTGATTGAAACTAATCAATCTTAAAACAATCAACCCAAGCCCGTCAATAATAATATTACATGGGATATCGATCGTGTGAAAACAACGTACCAAAATCCCTTCGTATCATACAGGAATGCTACAACGTATAGGGTAAAGAACCATGGCTATAAATAATCCAAATGTCGGGGAGCGCCGTTCCCGTATAAAAGAAATACGCAAACGATAAGAAAAACCCGAAAGCTTTCATACTGGTATATAAAGCTCATACAGGCGCATCCGGTTAATCTGGACCCTTACTATATAAAAAGACAAGACAAGCATCCACGCCTTAAGACAAAGAGTGAACAAACGCCCGGAATGCATAACGTTCACGGTATGTTCTTATCACCCGATTAAACTCAAAAAATTATTACAGCGCAAACATTTGCACATTCGCCTTGTCGGAGGGGGTACCCCCAAACGTGCTTGCTTCTATAAAACCTTTCGGTCCTCCACGTGTAATTTTTTTGAATTTTTTAAAAATGGGGGTATAGTGTGTTATGGAAAATAAAAAGCGCGGTAGGCCTAAAGGGTCTAGGAACAAATTATCCTTTGATTTGAAGGACGTAATGGCTGGACGTATGACTGAAAAGTCTATGAAGCAGTTAGAGCGTTTGCTAGAAGACCCTGAGACACCTCATGGGGCTAGGCTTAAAGCTATTGAGTTAGTACTAGCCTATGGACATGGCAGACCACAGCAGACGCAGTTAGTTGGGGTTGAGGCTGGGCCTAACTTAAAGGAGATTATGGTTAGGTTTATGAAGCCCGAAGAGACTTTGAAAGGGATCAGGGAGGCTAATATGCAAGTGATTAACCATTTAGACCCCGACAATCCTAAACGAGACAAACACTAGAGGTTGTATTCTATGGACGCAAGGAACCTAGATTCCGGGCTTTTGATTACCCATGGTGGTAAAAGGGTACTTGTTGACGATGCCATTTCTTATGATAGTACGCTTTCTTTGAGGAAGAAGACCGGGCGCTTGAGTTGGGAAGATCCTAGAATACGGGAGCCGTTGGATTGGATGCGCTCCTTCTTCCCTGTGGTAATCGGCGATAACGCTTATGCGGTAGTTGAGCAAATGAAATCCGGGCATCCATGGCATACTGATGTAGGGACAAATAGTCATATGCCTTGGTGTCGATACTCTGCATCTGTTGGACTTTCTCCTAAAGAGGACTATACTGGTGGAGACTTCCACTTTAGAGACATGGGGCCGCTCCATATGTTTAGGGGTATGATAGCATATACATCAGACTTTGAACATAAGGTAACGTCCCATAAAGGGGATAGAGTTGTATTGTTAATGTTTTTTGAGAGTGAAGATGGCTGAACTAGAAGAAGGTTTAGGGCTTACTCCGCAAGAAATGCGGATTGTGCAATTTCATAATGACACAATGGCTTCTGGAAAAATTCCAAAAGACAAAGACGGGAGGCCTATGACTGTAGTTTCTACGGGTATTAAGATCCCGCCGGGAGAAAAGTTTGCTGGTTCTTTTGTTTCTGTGCCGGGTTTGAATAGAAAAACCGGGAAACCTATGGGGGAGGGCGAAGCTTACAAATTTTGGAAAAAAGAAATAGACAGCGGTCAATGGCCTATGTACCCAAGTGGACAAGAATTAAATGCCCGCTCCCAATCTATCCACGCTATCATGGATCGTGACGCAAGTAAGATGCGCTAATGGCTGAGTTAATTATTCCTTACCAGCCAAGAGTGTTACAACAAGAGCTACACAATGACCCTACTCGTTTTAAAGTTTTGGTCTGGCACCGCCGTGCAGGGAAAACAGTCTGGGCTATTAACGAGGCAATACTAAAAGCAATAAAGTCTATGGGCGAGGACAAACCCAGACCCCGTGTGGCTTACATTGCTCCTCTTTTAAAACAAGCAAGGACAGTGGCGTGGGATTACGCCAAAGAGTTTACGTCTCAATTGCCGGGGTATAAACCTAATGAAGGCAACCTGCACATTGATTTTTTGGATGGCTGTCGGCTTAACCTGTACGGGTCTGACAATCCTGATGCCGCTCGTGGCATCTACCTTGATTTCGTGGTGATGGACGAATACGCACAAATGTCGCCTAATATGTGGACGGAGATTATTCGCCCAGCACTTTCAGACAGACAAGGTTCTGCTGCGTTTATTGGTACACCAAAAGGCAAAAATTCTTTTTATAATTTGTACAAAAGAGCCGAAGACGAGAAAGCGGAAGAATGGTCTGGCTATCTTTATAAAGCTTCTGAGACTGGTTACGTTGCCGAAGGCGAGCTTCTTTCTGCACAGAATGATATGTCAGAAGAAGAATACGCCCAAGAATACGAGTGTTCTTTTGAAGCTGCTATCCAAGGCGCTTACTATTCTAAGCAGATGGAACGCCTAACTAAGGAAGGGCAAGTTTGCTCTGTGCCTTATGAGTCGGCTCTCCCGGTAAACACAGCTTGGGATTTGGGCCTAGACGATATGACCTCTATTTGGTTCTATCAACTTGCGGGCAAAGAAATTCGCCTTATAGACTATTACGAAAATAGCGGTGCGGGGCTTCCACATTATGTGCAAGTCTTAAGGGAAAGGGGCTACACTTATGGTGAGCATCACCTGCCACATGACGTAAAGGTTAAAGAACTTTCGACGGGCCGTTCGCGTATGGACGTTTTAAAGTCTCTTCAACTAAACCCTTTGTTTGTTGTCCCTAAGCTAGGCATTGAGGATGGCATTAACGCTGTACGATCTATTCTTTCTAGATGCTGGTTTGACGAAAAGAAATGCGCAAGAGGCATTGAAGCTTTGCGGCAATACAGAACTGAGTACGATCAAAAGTCTCAAACCTTTAGGGCAAGACCTTTGCATGACTGGACATCTCACCCGTGTGATGCGTTTCGTTACTTAGCAGTGTCTTTACGTGAGGCCGTAGACCAGAAGGCCTTGCCAAAATTTGCCGATCAAGAATACGATATTTTTAATCCTTTAGGCGAAGACACAGGTCTTGCGTCATCTAACGATTGGGTGCCTTGGTGATTAGACCGTGGACGGAAGAAGATCTTGATCCCCTTATAGCTATGGGGCAAAGGTTTTATAACGAAGCTGAGGCCTATAATAATTTTGAATTTTCCCCATACAGGATCATGCAATCGTTTTTTGCTGTAATGAAAAGTACAGAGCAAGTTGGCTTGTGCTATGACAAGGACGGAATCAAAGGCGCAATAGCTGGCGCTATCTACCCTCAATTTTTTTCTAAAGGGCTAACGGCTTCTGAGCTTTTTGTTTTTGTAGAGCCAACAATTAGAGGCGGTGTCATTGGAAAGCGTTTGATTAATGCCTTTGAACAATGGGCAAATAGCATGGGTGCTAGTGAAATACGCCTTGGAGTATCCGCCGGGATAGCAACAAAACGAACTGTTGGACTTTATGAGAAATTAGGGTACACTCCAACTGCAACACAACTACGAAAGGTATTGTAATGGGGGGGTTTGCTAAAAGCGCCTTTAAAACATTTTCTCCTATAGGCCGAGTGGCCGATAAAGGGATTATTGGGTTAAGCCCTGTTGCAATGGCAATTAAAGATCCGTCTACTCTTTCTCCAATTATGGAATTGGACAAAAAAGAAACGGCGCGAAAACAAAAGAATGTTAAAAGCAATCCGCAACAACAAGGCACTAGCTTACTAGGAAAGGCATAAAAATATGGGTGGAATTTTTGGATCCCCGGCTCCGCCGCCTCCGGCTATTGAACCAGCGCCTGTCGCTCCAACTAAGAGTGACGAAGACGTTAGAGTTTCACGAGACAACGAACGTAAACGTCGCCTTGCTGCTGCTGGGCGTCAATCTACTATTTTGACTAGCCCTACCGGCACAGGCACTCCAACTACAGAGAAGAAAACTTTGCTAGGGTCTTAAAATGCCATTAAAGCGCGGCACAACTCAAAAGGTTATGTGGGGTAATGTTAAGAGTTTAATGAGCGAAGGCTATAAACGAAACCAAGCTATTGCCATTGCGGCCAGAAAAGCTGGCAAAAAACGCGGCCTTAAAAAAACAGCAAAGAGTTAAATATTTATGGAACCAAAACAATACTTAGCAAGATTAGAATCTCTTGAGTCTGATAGGCGCAATTGGGAATACCACTGGCAAGAAATTGCAGAAGTAGTGTTCCCTCGTCGTTCTGATTTTGTTACGTCTGTTGTTCGCGGCGAAAGAAAAAACACAAAGATTGTTGATTCAACCGCCGTGTTTGCTAACGAGCTTCTTGGGGCTGGCCTTCATGGAATGCTGACTAACCCCGCATCTAAATGGTTTAAGCTACGCCTTAGTGACGCTAGCCTTATGGCTGATAACAATGTTGTTATCTGGCTAGAAGAAGTTGAACGTTTAATCTATATGTCACTTAACTCTCCAAAGGCATCTTTTGCATCTCATATGCATGAGTTGTATTTAGACCTTACAGCTTTTGGAACAGGGATTATGTTTATTGGAGAAGACAAAGACAATGGTGATCTTTTGTTTTCAACAAAGCATTTAAAAGAATGTTACCTTGCAGAAGATATGCAGGGCTTTATTGATACGGTGTATCGAAAGTTTGAATACACTAGCCGTCAAATTGTACAAAAATGGGGATACGAAAAAGCCGGAAAAGATGTTCAAAAATGTTATGACAGTGGGAAATATGATGAACTCTTTGATGTTATACATTGCGTTCAACCTCGCAAAGACAGAGATAGAAATTCTCTTGATCGTTCTGAAATGCCGTTTGCATCTGTGTATCTTTTGGCGAAGGGCGAAGTTATTCTTGATGAAGGCGGCTTTGAAGAAATGCCGTATGTTGCGCCTCGCTGGGCTAAAGTGTCTGGTGAAATTTATGGACGCGGACCCGGTATATCGTCTTTGCCTGATGTTAAGATGCTACAGCAAATGGCTAAAACTGTCATCAAAGCTGCACAAAAAATTGTTGACCCACCGCTCTTAGTCCCTGACGACGGTGCATTAAACCCAGTTCGGACTGTTCCCGGTGGTCTTAATTTCCGCCGCTCTGGGTCTGATCCTATTACTCCGCTACAAACTGGTGGCAATATTCCTATTGGTATGGAGATGATGAACGAAGTGCGGATGCGTATTCGCCAAGCGTTTTACATTGACCAACTGCAACTTCAGCAAGGCCCGCAAATGACGGCTACTGAAGTACTACAACGCCAAGAAGAAAAGCTCCGCATGATGGGGCCAGTACTTGGACGTTTGCAATCTGAGATGCTTGGCCCAATGGTTGAGCGAGTGTTTAATATTCTTAACAGGGGAGGGAAGTTTCCGCCCGCCCCAGATATTCTTGACGGCGCTGAATACGACGTTGAGTATGTATCGCCGCTTGCTAGAGCGCAGCGGCAGTCTGAAGCTAACGGACTTCTTCGTGTGTTTGAGATTGGAAGTCCCATTATTCAGATGCAGCCCGATTCTGCCCAGATTATTAATGGAGAGGACACGATCCGCTATTTAGGAGATTTGTTTGGAGTTCCAAACAGTCTGTTTAAATCGCCGGAAGAGATGGCGCAGATTAAGCAGCAACAGCAAGAGATGATGCAATTGCAGCAAGGGTTACAAGCCGCAGGTCAGGGTGCGGATGTCCTCCAGAAACTTCAATAGGGTGCATGACTAATCGCTCAAGGCTAACGCAACGGGCAGCAGACTATAACACTGCATTTGGAACACCAGAGGGGAAGCGCGTCTTAAACGACATTGTTTCTCACTGTTTTGTTTTGGATACAACTATAGCTGAAACGCCCGAAGCTACCGCATTTAATGAAGGAATGCGCAACTCTGCGCTGCGGATTATGTCCGTCCTTCATTACTCACCAACTGATTTTTTACATTTACCAACGGAGATAGACACTGATGTCTGAGGAAATTGAACAAGAAGCGGCTCCTGCCGAAGCAACACTTACTCCAGATTCTACTACAACAGAACAAGATGATTGGCGTTCTAGTTTATCTGAGGATCTTCAAAAGAATCCAAACCTTGAAAAGTATTCTTCTGTCGAGTCTTTGGCAAAAGCTTACATTAACGCATCTTCAATGCTGGGACGCGACAAATTAGATATTCCCAAAAGCGACGAAGAGTGGGGTGATTTCTACAACAAAATAGGACGGCCAGAGTCGCCAGACGGCTACGAGTTTGAGGCAACAGAAATGCCAGCAGAAATGCCAGTTGATGACGCTATGATGAAAGAGTTTAAAGAAATGGCGCATACGGCTGGCCTTACTGGGCAGCAAGCTAATGAATTGCAAAAATGGTATTTCGGCCAAATGGGCGGGCAATTTGAAAGCATGGTAACTAATGCTGAGAATGAAATGACTCAAGCTCAAAACGAATTGCGGAAAGAATGGGGCAATGCTTATGATGAAAAGCTAGGCCAAGCAATGCGGGCTGTTAGAGAGTTTGGGGGGCAAGAACTTGTTGACTCACTTGAAGAAGCTGGGGTTGGTAATGACACTAACTTAATCAAGGCTTTTTCAAATATTGGCAACCGGATCATGGGAGACACTGTGCTTGAAGGAAGCAGTGAAGGTAGCCGCACTCCATCAGATTTAAAAGCTGAGATTGCCAAAATCCAAAGTAATCCGGGTTTCTATGACGCTGAAAATCTTGAACGCCCTGCTATGGTGCAAAAAATGCAAGGCTTAATGGAAGAGTTGCATGGAAGGGATGTAATCAGTGAGCACAACATTGGACGTTACTGAGGTAAGGCTAAGAGTCCTTGATATACTAGGACGACACGCTAGCACAACTGATTGGAGGGATGTTGACAATCTTGCAGAAAAGGTTAGAATACTCTCTGACTTCTGCATGGATGCAAGAACCATTAAACCGCTAGAGCGGAGAACGGTAAAAGCTCCAAGTAAAAGTTCAAAAGGCTAGGATACCGGCTATTGTCGCCCAAGCGTTTTAGTCTCGCATCAGGTTAGGCCGGATTAATTCCGATACCCTACTACCCAGCGGGTTTTGTTTTTAATTCGTCTTAACTTTTGATGGAGGGACAAATGTCCATTCAAATCACTACGGCATTCGTTGAGCAGTATTCTGCTAACGTTATGCATCTTTCGCAGCAGAAAGGTTCGCGTTTGCGTCCCGCTGTTAGCTCTGAAACTGTTACTGGCAAAAACGCTTTTTTTGAACAGATTGGCGCAACCGCCGCTCGTGTTCGTCCTTCGCGTCACGCCGATACTCCGCAGATTGACACACCTCACGCTCGTCGCCGCGTCTCCCTTGTTGACTATGACTGGGCAGATTTGATCGACAATGAAGATCGTGTTCGTATGTTGATTGATCCTACTTCTCCTTATGCTCAAGCTGCTGGTTTTGCAATGGGACGCGCTATGGATCAGCTTATTATTGACGCGGCTGATGGAACAGCGTTTACGGGCGTTGACGGTTCTACATCTACAGCTTTTGATTCTAACAATATTGTTGGTGTCCAAGAAGGAATTAGCCCAGCGGCTGATACAGGACTTAACGTTGGCAAGCTTCGCGCAGCTAAAGAAATTTTAGATGCAAACGAAGTAGACCCAGAAGAAAGTCGTTTTATTGTTTTGAACGCAAAGCAGCTTAAAAACCTGTTAGCTGAAACGGAAGTTACAAGCTCCGATTTCAACGTAGTCAAGGCGCTAGTTCAAGGCGAAGTCGATACTTTCATGGGCTTTAAGTTTATCCGCACTGAGCTTATTGGTGTTGATAGCAACGCTGACCAGAAAGTTCTTTTCTTTGGTCAAGACGGTATCAAGCTTGCAGTTGGTTCAAACCCAGTGGCTCGCATTTCAGAACGTGCTGACAAAAACCATGCTACTCAGGTTTTCTATTCTATGTGTATCGGGGCAACCCGCATGGAAGAGAAGAAAGTCGGCTACATTACTTGTGACCCTAGCTAAGGAGGCTATAAGACATGGGTACTAAAAACTCTACTTTGGTTAGCAATTTTGAGGCAACCCCTCAAGTTGCGAACTCTGCCTCTGAGCTAGATGGCGTTTTGCGTGTAGCTCAAGGTACAATCGCGTTAGCGGCTGGAGATAGTGACAACGATGATGTTGTTATGTTTGCTCCAATCCCTTCCAATGCTACAGTCCCTTCTCTTTCTGTAGGTTCTGACACTCTTGGAGGTTCTTGCACGTTTAACGTAGGCATCTACACAACGGCTGGCGTAGTAAAAGACGAAGACGTTTTTGCTTCGGCGGTAGCTGATGCAGGTGCAATGGCTGACGTTCGTTTTGAGGCTGCAAACATTAACACTTGCGGTCAAAAAATGTACGAACTTGCTGGCGATTCTTCTGACCCCGGCGGGTTTTATTACATTGCTGCAACAATGGCTGCTGCTGGCGGCACGGGTGGTGACATAAGTTATGTTATCCAGTATGTTGTAAACTAAAGTTACTGGGGGGAGCTTTTGCTTCCCCCATTCTTTCTGGAGGTGTAAATGGCGTCAGAAGTACAAATTTGCAATCTTGCTTTGGCTAAGATTGGCGATGAACAAATTACATCTTTAACAGATAATTCTAAATCCGCTAGGCTCTGCAATCTTGTGTACGAGCCTTTTCGTGATTCTGTATTGCGGGCGCACCCGTGGAACTTTGCAATTAAACGAATAGCTCTGGCCCTTTCAACAGAAACGCCAGCGTATGAATACACGGCACAATTTTCATTGCCGTCAGATTTTCTCCGCATTATTTCAACGGATCTCTTAGGCGACGAAGAATATAAAATTGAAGGCAGGTTTTTGCTAGCCCATTCACCTAATGTAAAAATCCGTTATGTATCTCAAGTAATTGACCCTAACCAATTTGACTGGTTATTTATTGAAACTTTAGCCGCACGAATGGCCGCAGAGTTGGCAATTGCTATTACAGACAATAGAGTATTGTCAGTAGATTTGTTTAATCTTTACGCATCTAAAGTTGCAGAGGCAAGAAGCATTGACGCCCAAGAAGGTACGCCAGATAACATTACAGCAGATCTCTGGCTTGGTTCAAGATTGTCTTACACTAATCCGGTGACATAATGCCACAAGCAGCGGTTGCTCTTACAAACTTTACGGCAGGTGAACTATCTCCGCTTATGGAAGCGCGAGCAGATCTTGCCCAATACGCAAACGGTTGTCGCACAGTTAAGAATTTCTTAATCCACCCGCAAGGCGGCGTTTATCGTCGCGGGGGAACTGAATACGTTTCTAGTGTTAAAACGGCATCTAAAAAAGTAAGACTGGTCCCGTTTGAGTTTTCTGTTACGCAAGCTTATGTTTTAGAGTTTGGTGAAAACTACATTAGATTTTATGCTAACCAAGCTCAAGTAGTGACAGGCTCTCCGTCTGCTCCGCTAGAAGTGTCTACTACTTACACTGAAGCTGAATTGTTTGACCTGCAATTTGCTCAATCTGCTGACATTCTTTACATTACTCACCCTAATCACCCAGCGGCATTGCTGTCTAGGCAGTCTGCAACATCGTGGACATTAGCCGACATTGTGTACGAAAACGGTCCATACATTGAAGAAAACATTACAGAAACAACATTAAACCCTAGCGGGGTTACAGGTAGCATTACTATTGCGGCGTCTGCTGTTACAGGGATTAACGGTGGCTCTGGGTTTGTTGCTGCTGATGTAGGGCGGTTAGTAAGCATTGCGCACGTAGCTACTGCTTGGGTTCACAACACATCGTATTCTGTTGGCGACATTGTTAGGAACAACGACAATATTTATGAGGCAACTAGAGCAGGAACTTCTGACCCAAGTAGTTCTGCCGGACCAAGTGGCGAAGGAGACGCTATTGTCGATAATGGAGTTACTTGGGCATACCAATCTGATGGCGGCGTAAAATACGGATACGCTACAATTACTGCAATTAACTCTACAACAAACGTAGACGCAACTGTATTGGACGACTTTGTTGGAAGCACGGCTGAAACATCTTGGCGTCTTGGCGCGTATTATGGCGGAAGCTATCCCGGTTCAGTAGCATTCTACGAACAAAGATTATTTTTTGCTGGCTCCACAAACAACCCGCAAACGCTGTGGGGATCAAAAAGCGGAGATTACACTAACTTTACTCCGGGGTCACTAGACGACGATGCAGTAACGTACACTATTGCTACAGACCAAGTGAATGCTATTCAGTGGCTATCTCCGGGCAAAGTATTAGCAGTTGGTACGGCTGGTGGAGAATTTAAAGTGTCAGCTTCTACAAACGAAGAAGCGCTTACTCCTACAAACGTTCGTGTTGTACGAGAAACAAACTTTGGGTCAGCTAAGATTACGCCACAAAGAATTGGGTCTGTTGTGTTATTTATACAAAGGGCTGGGCGCAAAGTACGTGAATTTGTGTACGAATTTGCATCTGATGCTTACGTGTCCCCTGATTTAACCTTGTTAGCAGAACATATTACACAAGGCGGGATTATAGAAATTGCTTACCAGCAAGAGCCTGACAGCATTCTATGGTGCGTTTTAGACACAGGGGTTCTTGTTGCGCTAACGTACCAACGAGACCAAAAGGTAGTGGCGTGGCACCAGCATGAGTTAGGCGGAACTTCTAATGCTGCCGGAGCAGCCGCTAAAATAGAAAGCGTTGCTACAATCCCCGGCTCTGAAGCAGACGAAGTTTGGGTAGCTGTTAAACGATATGTAGACGGATCTACAGTTAGGTATGTAGAAAGACTAAAGTTGGGTCTTGATGACGCAGACTCTAGCGAGCAAGCATTTTTTGTAGACAGCGGGCTTACTTTGGATGTTTCAACAGCAATAACCGCAGCTACTAAGGCCAACCCTGCCGTAATAACAGCATCATCCCACGGGTATAGTGATGGAGATTATGTAGACATTCGCGGCGTAGCTGGCATGACTGAGTTAAATGGTAACCGTTACATCGTTATAGAAAAAACTACTAACACATTTGAAATAATGGCAGAGGCGTCAAAGCCTGTAACGGGGGCTACAAAAGCCAACCCCTGTGTTATTACATCACCGGGTCACGGGTTTGCTACCAACGATCAAATAGGGTTTCTTGGTGTTGGGGGCATGACGCAACTTAACGGCAACGGGTACGCTGTTACTAAGATTAACGACGATACATTTTCAATTGGAGTTGATTCTTCTTCATATGGTACCTTTACAAGCGGCGGCAGGATACACCTAAACACAAACAGTACGGCATTTTCTACTTATATTTCTGACGGAACTGTTAGGGAGGCTGTAACCGCTATCAGCGGCTTAGACCACCTAGAAGGCGAGTCTGTAGCTATCTTGGGCAATGGTGCTGTGCAGTCTAGCCAAACAGTGTCTAGTGGCGCTATTACGCTGCCAACAAGGGCGTCTATTGTTCACGCAGGGTTAAATTTTGTTAGTGAATTAGAAACCCAACGCTTAGAAGGCGGCTCGGTCGATGGAACTTCGCAAGGCAAGATCAAACGTATTCACGAGCTTATTTTACGGATGTACAGATCGTTAGGGATTACTGTTGGAAGGCTTGATGGAAACATAGATCAAATTCCATTTAGAGACAGTTCTGACCCAATGGACGCATCTCCAATTTTATTTACGGGAGATCTTCGCGTTGATTTTTCTGAAGGATTAGATCGCAAAGGTACTGTATACTTTAAACAGACACAACCTTTGCCGCTAACTGTATTGGGCGTATTTGCTCACATGAAAACGAACGGATAGAATTATGGGTGCTGATCCATTAACAATGATGTTGATTGCTAGCGCGGTTGGCTCTGTCGCTCAAGGGATAGGCGCTGGAAAAGCTGGTAAAGCAAACAGAGGCATCCACAATTATAACGCTAGTGTCATTCGTGTGCAAAAACAGAACGAATTAAAACGTGCAGCGTATGAAGCAGATTTATTGCGGGACAAAGGCAAATCAGTATTAGCGTCTAACCGTACTCAAATATCTAAAAGTGGAATAGAAATTGCTGGATCTCCTTTGCAAGTTCTTGGTGATAACGCAGCAAGCATAGAATTTGATGCCTTAATGAAATATTACGGCGGCGAATTAAATGCATATGAGTTAGAGAATCAAGCTAGAAACCAAGAATACATGGGGGAAATGGCTGCATGGAGAGGTAAACAACAGAAGAATGCAGCGTTTGCTGGGGCCGCTGTTTCTTTAATGGGGGCTGGGTTTGCTCAATATGCCTCGGCTGCGTCAACAGTAACAGCCCCAAGCGCTGGAGCAGGTACTGGATTTGGAAGTGGGAGTTCTACGTTTGGCATGAATGTGCCGAACTCATTTGGAGCGGCTCCTCCGGGGGTTGGCCTTGGCCCTCGCTTTAACTACGTATCCCCCGGAATAATAGGTATATAACAATGGCTAGAATTAAGGTTTACCAACCAACCACTGAAGTCCCCGGATTTTCTACAAAAGGATCTTTAATAACTCCTTCTTTCAAAGGTGAAGATTTTGGCGGAGAAACAGCCAAAGCAGGAATAATGGGAATAGGTAAATTTCTTGCTGGACGCGAAGAAAAAGCTATTGCAGAACGAGAAAAAGCTGCGAATGAATTAGCTCGCCAACAAGAAAAAAGTGAGCAACAAGATGGGCAAGTAGCCGTTGCTATGAGCCGTGCTAATTTTACCCAAAGATTAGGAGAGTTCCAAGACATCCAATCTTTTAATCAAGAATGGGCAAACCATAGCAAACAGGTTATGTCAGTTATACCTGACAGTTATTCTCGTTTAGCCGAAGCTCAATTATTAGGGCAAAAATCAACGTTTGCTCGCTCAGTATTGTCAGCGCAATCTCAAAGGCGTGGCGTAAAACAAAAATTAGCAACCGAAACATTTATTGACACAAACGCGCAATCAATACGTGCGGATCCTAACCAATACAAAGACATTATGAATGGCGTTGAATCGTATGTTATTGGGCAATATCCAGACCAAGAACAAGAAACAGAACGCACTTTATTGAGAAACCAAATTAATAGTTCGCTTACTAATTCATTTGTAAATGAAACAATTATGCGCGGAACTTCAGAAGAAGAAATGGAGACATTTATAAATGAAGCTAAATCTCTTCCCGGCATGACGGAAAAAATGATCTTAAATATGGATCGTTTTAAATCTATGCGTCTTAATGAATTGCAATCTCAACAGCTTGAATTAAACCGTGCAGCAAGTTCTTCAATTTCTTCTATAAAAGGAAGGATGCTTGACCCAAGAGCCGCTGTGTCCGCAGAAGAAATGTTTAAAGTAGAAGCAACAGTTATGGCTTCTGGAGATGCAGATTTAATAAACAAATTTAATTCGTTGTCTAATATAAAAGAAGAAACATCTAGATACAAAAATATGTTTTTGCCCGAATTATCTCGGCAAATTGAACAAAACATAACAAATGTTAACGAAAATGGCACAACGGACGAAGAGCTTGATTTACTAGATATGTCTGTTAGGATCTATAAAGCCAAAAAAGACGCATTAGACAATGACCCAATTGGCGTTAACATAGAAAAAGCTCCACCCTTTTCAATGCTTAAAGGCAACCTTGACTCTTTAAGCATGGCTGAAAGAATTACTTTTGGGCAAAATCTATCTGGAGATAATGGCATTGGATTTCGTGCGTTTTCTAATTCTGAAATTGAAGATATTGTTGAGGAAATGAAGGGTTGGTCGGCGCAACAAAACGTAGAATTTGGCGAAAGCATTCAACGCGCTGCCGCTATTGCTGACCCAGAAAATTCAAGAGATACAGCACTTCAAGTATTGTCTCAATTTCACAAAACAAAACCAACGCTTGCCCACAGTTCTGCGCTAGCAGTTGTTTACCCAAATTCAAAAGCAGATGCTTTTCTTATAGAAAAAGGTACTCGTATTCTTGAAAATAAAGATATTTCTATTTCAGAAGGATTTAGGCCAGCGTTTGATAGAGCGTTAACTTCGTATATGGGGTCGTTTAATAGATTGGCAGGACAAGGCAAAACAATTAGAGACGCTGCTTTTGCTCATTATGTTGGGAACAGTGGGTCAGTAGGAACGCTTAGCAAAGGGGGGCTTGCTACAGTGGTTCAAAATCAAAAAGAAATAATTAAATCGTTATCTGCCGTTGTTGGTGGAGGGGATAGAGGCGAGGCAATGTTTACACAATCTGGAGAAAACAAAACGTATATTTTGCCTCCAACAGCAACAAAAGATCAATTTGAAGACATTTTAGAAAATCCAGATGAATGGGTATCTCGTGGAAATGGCACTCCAGTAGACTTAGTAAGCGGAAAACCTTTAACCGAAACAGCTTTAACAAAATACGCAACGCCAGTTTTAGTAGCGCCTAATCAATACCAATTTCATGTAGGAGACAACAGCATAAAAACTTCTAGCGGCAAACCATTTACGCTGAATGTTGAAGGGGCATTTCGTTAATGTTTTTAAGCAATAACCCAGATAATTCTACATTGCCATTAGGTACTGGACCTTTAACTACTACAGAAGAAGGAAGTTATTTAGAGTCTTACCAAGCGGCTTTAGACGATGCAGTATTAAATGAAAATGGCACTGGCGCTGCAAGCGATTTTGAACGCAATTTTAACGCGCTTCGTGACAGTTTGGCAGCAAGCGGAAAAAAAGATTTTGCATATTTAGATCTTAACCGATCTGCATTTCTTATTGACAAAATAAATGGCAATGCGGATGACAAGTTGCAACTTTTCCAAGCAGAAGAATTAGAATACTTTGACAATTTAGAAGAAAATTTACTTCAATTAAACCAACAAGATCCGTCTATTCCTACCTTAAAGCAGTTGTGGGAACAAACAAAAACTAAAATGGTGGACGCTGACAAAGCAATAAAACAAATTGGAGAAAAACATGGGTTTTCAGCGCTTGTAGGAGAATTTGCAGGAAGCATGGAAGGGTATTTAGCTGGGGCAACTAGCGATCCTGTTAGGGCAGTGTCTTTAATGTTTGGCGGCGCTGGAAAAACATTTGTAAAACGCATAGCTTCAGAAATTGGCATTAATACTTTTGTCGAAGGAATGGAGCAATTTACTACTATTGACGCAAACAGAAAATTAGCTGGGCTAGAAAAAGGGTGGGAAGAAAAAACAAAATCTGCGCTTGCGGCAGGAGCGTTTAGTGGAGCATTCCGCGCTGGTGTTATTGAAGCGCCTAAAGCGTTGTCTGGGGCTATTAGGGATCGCCTTAATGTAGACGAAATACTGGTAGACGCATTTGACAAGCTTAGCACAGACAAACAATTAGAGGCATTAAGCAATATGCCTCAAACACCCGCTGTAAAATCTGCGGCAGACGCCATTCAAAAAATTGACACTGCTAACCAACTAAATCAATTTTCACAAACTGTTGCAGGTAGACAGGCGTTTATGGCTTCTGTGCAAAGGGCTGCTGGAAATGTTGCTACAGAGCCTAGCGTAGATGAAATGAAACTTGGTGTTTCACTAGAAGCGCTTACAGTTAATATGCCTAAAATGCCGCCAATTAGCGATGATTTGTTTGCGGAGTCTATCCTTAAACTTGAAACAACGCAACAGATTAGACTTGTTGAATTAGATGTTCAGATTAACGGGCTAGGAACTCGTCAAGATGAAATAGGCGCAAAAGTTACAGCAATAGATGAAAAAATAATTGAACTTGAGCAAACACCTCAATTACGGTTAGCCGCAGAAATTGACCCCAATATACAAAAAGACTTAGATGACATCTCTTTTAAAGACAGGGAAGGTCTTTCAAAAAGAAAAGAGAAAAAGCTTGATGCTCGCGAAGACAGAGCAATGGAAGTATTGGCTCAATCTGAGGCATTAAGGTCACAGAAAATTGCAGAAGCAGAAAATAAAAAATCGTCACTTTTAAAGGAAAAAAACGAAAATGCTAGGAAACTGCGCTCTTTGCGTCAAAAGAAAACAAAAGCTATTCAAAAAGCAGAACGCAAAGCCATAGAAGCTCCTAAACGTGCAGATCAAAAACAAATTGATGAGATACTAGAAAACCCTAACAAACCAATACCGTCTATTTTGGATGTGTTTGGCAACCCAAGAGCATTGTCTGATGTTATGGACCCGTATTCTTATCGCGGGCGTGGCGTTGCACAAGCAGCAAAAGACGCGACTGAAGAAATAAAATTAGAATTAGAAGCATTATCCGTTAGGGACGATCCTGTTGAACAAGACGGAATGGTTGATTTTGGTGATGGGCCAATCCCCGCTGATACACCAATCCCCGTTAATGTTGTAGAAGGTGAAGCAGTTACAATTACAGCAAGAGAACTTGCAGAAGAGATGGCGGAAGATCAACGATTAATAGAAGTTTTAGAGGCGTGTAAGGTATGATAACAGATTGCATTAGATCAGCGCTTAAAGACGGGTTTATTAGCAAAGAAAAAGCCCAAGAAGCAACAGAAGCTTACGACGATTTAGTTGCCGCTGGAATGGACCCAACAGCCGCTGCTCAAAAAATGAAAACTGCCGTAAAGTCGGCTAAGACGGCAGAGAGATTTGCTGCAATTAAACGTGCTAAATTAGCGTATCAATTAGACGAACAAATTAAAGGTCTTGATAGAGACGGCGTTTACGAATTTTTGCCAAGATTTTTAGAAACTGTTTCTAAAAACGCAGATCAGTCATATAAAGGTTTGTTACTGCAAAAAATTGCCGAAGTAATTGAAGCTTCTAATCCAAAATTTGCTGGGTTGTTTCGCCCTATGGAACACATGGACGGTGTTGTTCGTGCGCTTTATGACGGCAAGGGAACGGCGGAAGAAAAAGCTATGGCCGACGGCGTTAAAGCTATGAACGATTTTATTGTACAATTAATGAAAGCTAACGGCGTTCACATTGATGTTGACCCTGATTTTCGCCTTCCGCAAATACACAGCAAATCTAAAATGGAGAACAAGTCTCAATGGGTAAATGACCATATGGGAAATGACGTTCTTGATTGGGACAAAATGTCAGATTTTAATGACGGAAAACCAATTAACACAGAAGCTGATAAAGTTAGAGTTTTAGAAGAAGTGTGGTTAACGCTTCGGTCTGACGGGGCTAACAAAATAGACAGCGGGGCCACAACAAGAGGTGCGCTTTCTACTAAATATTCTCACCAAAGGTTTTTGCGTTATAAAACCGCAGATTCATGGTTAAAAATGCAAGGATTGTATGGTGAGGGTGACCCATTTCAGTCTATCGTTAATTATGCAGATCGTGCCGCTCTTGATATTGCACTAAGCCAAGCACTTGGACCTGCCCCTAAAAGTATGTTTCAGTTTATAACTAATAATGTGTTACGCCGCGCTTCTAATTTAATGGACAGCGGTGAAAAAGCTAGAGGATATTTTACAGAAGATAAATTAAGAAAATCAAATTTGTATGATGAAGTTGCAACTATTGTTAAATTAACAGATGAAATGTACGATGAAATTACACACGCCAACAGCGCTTCATACGGCAATTTATGGGCAAGAGCATTTCAAGTTATTCGCACTGGCATTGTATCTTCTTGGTTAGGCGGCACAGGTATTCTTAGCATTGTCACAGACAATATGGGCCGCACGTTTTCGTCAAACTACGACAAGACTGCCACTGGCAAATACATGAAGCAATATTTTCGCCTTATGAACCCTTTAAGCGACACAGACAGAAAAATAGCTTTACGTTCTGGTCTTGGATTTGACGCTGCAATTAAAATGGCTGCTGGTGCAGAGCGGTATCACGGGGAAATTTTTGCTCCAATGTGGGCAAGGCGCATATCTGATGTAGCAATGAGGTTAAACTTTTTAACGCCTCACACGCAATCTGCTCAATGGGCTTATGCATTAGAGTTTATGGGGACGTTGGCAGATAACGCAAACAAGGCATTTGACGATTTGCCGTTTGTAGAAATTATGAAAGACTATGACATTACCCCGGCAGATTGGGATCAATTTAGGGTTGGCCCAGTGTTTGGTGAAGGCACATTTAATATGCTTCGCATTGCAGATGTGTTTAAACGCGCTGATCTTTCAATGGAACAACAATCAAACTTGTTCGCAAAATTTTCATCAATGATGTATACTCAAAGAGAATTTTCTATACCAACCAAATCTTTGCGCGGCGAAACTGCCCTTAAAGGGCGGGCTAGAGCGGGAACAATTCCCGGAGAAGCTACGCTGTCATTTAAAATGTTTAAATCGTTTCCTATGACAGTTTGGAACACGCACTACAGAAGAACAATAAATATGAGCTTAATGGGAAAAGCGGCGTATTTAGGAGGGTATGGCGCAGCGCTTACAATGGGCGGGGCAATGAGTTTGCAGTTATTATCTTTGTCGCAAGGCAGAGATTTTGAAGAAATGGATTCAGATTTTTGGGGCAGAGCTTCCTTAAAGGGCGGCGGCGTTGGGATTATTGCAGATATTATATACGGGGCTGTTAACAAATACGGCGGATTGCAAGCATCAATAGGGGGGCCAGTAGCGCAATTTTTGCAAGATACTGGGGATCTTACTATAGGCAATTTTATCCAATTGTTTGAAGACGGAGATACAAATTTTGCAAAAGAATTTGTGCGTTATCTCGATACTTACGCACCCGCCGTTAACGCAGCCCCAATACAATTAATAAAAAGAAGGTTGTTTGACGAACTTTATAAAGTATTTGACCCAAAAGCCTACACAAGATTTATGCGAATGGAAGAACAAGCAGAAGAGCGCGGCGGAGGATATTGGTGGAGGCCGGGAGAGTTAACCCCATACAGAGCGCCTGATCCGTCTTCAATGCTTCCAAATTTATAGCAATGATGGTATTATGCCACAGAGGAAAATGACATGACTTTATCTAGCACAACTACTGAAGTATCGTACACAGGCAATGGCAGCACCGTTGCTTTCCCTGTGACGTTTGCCTTTTTTGGCACTGGCACGGGGGCAGAGCTAGAGGTCATTGAGCGCACTATTGCTACAGGCGCAGAAGCCACTAAAACCAATGGCTCTGACTTTACAGTATCTGGGGGCAGCAATGCAACAGGCACGGTAACTGCGGCAACCGCACCTGCCGATACTGTGCAGTGGGTTATCCGCCGAAACACTGCTCAAACACAAGGGACTGATTACGTTGAGAACGATGCATTCCCGGCAGAGACACATGAGTCTGCGCTTGACCGATTAACAATGATTTCTCAGGAACAAGAGCGTGATCTGGGAGATTCTTTTCAATATCCTGCAACATATTCTGGTGGAGCATCTACAGAGGTGCCTGAGCCTAGCGCTAATAAGGCATTAAAATGGAATGCTGCTGGTAATGCTTTAGAAAACTCAACAAACGATGTAGACACGGCAGTTGACGCAGCGGCGGCCAGTGCAGCGGCGGCACTTGTCAGCGAGAACGCAGCGGCGGCTGATCTTGCACTGACTAACGCAGACGTAGTTTCTACGGCGGCGAGTGCAACACTTTCAACCAACTACGCCACTAAAATTGACGGCGCGGTAACAGGCTCAGATTACGCCTCTAAGGCTTGGGCTATTGGCGGCACAGGTGTAACAACGACAAGCGCTCGCGGTGCTGCTAAAGAATGGGCTACAACGACAGGCGGGGCAGTTGACACATCAGAGTTCTCTTCTAAAGAATACAGCCAAGGTACTACGGTTAGTACAGGGTCAGCCAAGCAATGGGCGCTAGGCGGTGCGTCATTCGACGTAGATACAGTTGTTGCGGGTGGTGTGTTCTCCGCTAAGAAATACGCTGCGAACGCTGCGGCGTCTGCGGCACAAGCTGCTAGCGGTCAAATATACTCAACTGTCGTAAACCAAACTGGTGCGGCGTTATCTCCAGCATTGTCAGCCGACGGTACGTATTATCTGTGCGACACATCGTCTAACGATATCACGGTTACACTGCCAGCAATCGGCACTGCCGAAGGTACAAAGTATGCTTTTCAAAAGACATCTGCTTCCAACAGCCTGATCTTTCAGCGCAGCGGCTCTGACACATTAAACGGTTCAGCGTCAGACATCACGATCACTGACGTTAACGCACAGATACAATTTGTTGCAGATGACAACAGCCCAGACAACTGGGTTGGCGTTCAAATGTCACAGATTACTGTTGGCGCTGGTCTGACGAAAGTAGGCAGCGTTGTCAGCATTGGAGACAATGCAATCGTGCCATCGATGGTACAAGGCACGGTCAATGCTCAGACAGGCACGACATACACTCTAGTGATTGGTGATGCATTTAAAACTGTTACCATGAGCAACGGGTCGGCAAACACTTTAACGATCCCACCCAACTCTTCTGTTGCCTTTGCCGTTGGAGATCGCGTCGACATTGTGATGTTGGCCGCAGGAGTAACGAGCGTGGTAGGCGGGTCAGGCGTCACAGTCAACGGCGTCAGCACGGGAACAGGCGCTATCGCAGCGCAATATGGCGCAGTATCTTGCCTCAAGATTGCTACTGACACATGGCTGTTGATGGGGAACCATGGCGGGGTAGCGTAATGCTCCACACCATTCCACTTGGCATCGTAAGCTCCACGGCTGCGGCGTACCTCATTGAGCAATCGTTACTGTTTAACGACGGCGACAGCGCATTTCTAAACCGCACACCATCTGTTGCTGGTAACCGTAAGACTTGGACTTGGAGTGGTTGGATGAAACGCGCTAACATTGATGCGTATCAGCACTTCATATGTGCAGGACCAAGTGGTTCTGATTTCTTTGT